AGTAAATGATACGTTAAAAGAGATTAAGGAAGATACAAATCAACTTAATCAAAACTTTGATGATTGGTTTGATAACGAAAAGCGTAATCGTTTACGAGACGAAGAAGCACGCCGTGAAGCTTCTAGAGGTACTAGCGGCGCAGCAGCTGGTGGCATTGCAGGCATTGGAGGCTCAGCTGCGCCTGAACAAGAAGAAGGCAAAATTGGTTCACTATTCGGATTAGGTCTGAGAAATATAGCTAATCTTACTGCTGGACTAGTAGGTGGAGCAGGATCAGTTTTAGCTGTCAACTATGCTACTAGGGCAAAAAAATTAAAACAAGCTAGTGCTGATGCGATTAAAACTGCTGAAGCCGATTTAACTGATCCACGCAATAAGGGTGTTACAAAGTCAGAGGCTGATTTATATAAAGCTCGTCAGGCTCAGAATAAAATAGAAACTGATATTGCTAATGCCGAAAAGGCTAGAGCCGAAAAATACAAACTTAATCAAATTGCAAAGGGTGTAGTAGCTGATTCATTTGATACAAGAGGTGGTGGAGTACCACGTGTTACTAGAGCTGAGGCAGAATATTTTTCTAAACTAAAAGCTGAAGGGAAGGCTCTAAGAGCTCAGGCATTTGTAGGCCCGACAGCACCAAAAGCTCCAGTAGGCGGAAGTTCTCCACAAATGACGTCAACTGCATTTGGTGCAATAGAAGCAAAATATAATGCGGTTAAAGCTCAAATGCCTACAGTAGAATCTGGTAAATTTGAAAAACCTGCTGATATTGCTAGAATTAAAGTTGAAGATATTCGAGTCGAAATGACTATGAAAGATGGTAAACCATCGTACTTTTATAGAAATGCAAAGAATGGTCAAAGACTAAAAACAGATGAAGCCGTTAGAATATTACAAGATAGTGGATATAAATTAGACGGCACTCCAGATCCTGATTTTAGACCAGTGATTGATACTAAGTCATCGATACCTAAAGTACAAAGAAAATCAAGACCTAGTATTGTAAACACTAAGACGCCAGCAACAAGTATTAGCGCTAAAGGCGTAGGGTTAGGACTTGGTGCTGTTGGTGCTGGATCTACAATTAGCGCTGCTTATCGAGATGCTGGAGTTGAGGGAGTGTTTGGTGAAACGACTCAGGGGAAAATTACTAAGGGTATATTGCAAGAAACCCTTGCCATTCCATCTGATTTTTCTGATTTTGTTTACGGCATTGGTGCTGCTTTACGAGGCGAAGAATATACACCTCAATATGGACCTGCTTTTAGAGAAGCCTTTTCTCAGACAAACGTTGCCCAAGAATTGACATCAAGCGATTCTCCTGTCGTTAAACCGAATAAAACTTTATTAAGTGTAGTGCGAGCCGCAGAAGCCATAGAAATGAGGCTAGGTGAGGGAATATTAAGAGCTGCAACTTTGTTGGGTGGTGGATCATTAGACGATATACGTCAAAAAGAAACAGCCATTGAACAAGAGAGAATGAATAAAGTAATAGAAGGCGCCGTTGTAGCTCAATCATTATTAGACGAAGCGAATAGAGTTATGACTAATCGTTTGCCTACATATATGCAACCGCCAGAAGTAAATAATGAACCGCTTTTGAATAGTTTAATGAACGCTGCCGGCATGTCAGTTCAGCCAATTGTACTACCAGTTCCGATGCCACAAACCTCTACCGGTGGTCCGGTAGAGGTTCCTAATAATGCACCAACGGCTGATACTATCAAGACTAAAGATAATGATACTATATACAGACTATTTACTTTTGGCCAAGATCGCGACTAACGCCAACGTGGTCCTTCGAACCATGCAACCAATGACTTACGAACTCCGCTAGTCACAGGCTTAACAGCATGTTCTAAGTAACTTGGGAAAACCAACACTGAGCCATACCATTTCGATTCGACTGGCATTTCTTTTCCATACATTGGATGCAATTCAAAGTCACCGCCTTCATAATCAGTCGGTTCACTCAGCTGAATAGTTAGACTTAGTTTACGATCAAACTGCTTGTTTTCTTCCCAAAAGACATCTTTATGAAAATCATAATGGCCTTGGTCAGAGCCATGATATTCTGTATATTGAATATCACAGCACTTTAAGACATCGACATTGAATGCCTCACGATTTGCTGCCATAATCCATGAATCATGCAAATAGTCTTTTAACCATTGCTGATCTGATAGCCAGATAACACGACTACGTCGAATATCTGAATTCTTATGTCCATCATCATTAGTGCCGAGACCAGCAGTTTCCTCCTGGTCTCTACGATCTTCCACTACACCTTGAATATAATCCATAGTATTTTGTGGAAATGAAGCGGCTGAAAGCCAATATAGTGCTCTTGACATTTAGTCCTCTGCTGCCAATTTAGCGAAGTAGCTCATTGTATCTTCATCATCCATAGACGATTCGGCTGTAGCTACAGGCTGTGGCGTTGATTGTTGTTGTGGTTGAGGTGGTGTTGTGCGAGGTTCAAAATCAGGAATCTCATCATCAAGTGCCACTTCTTGTTTGACTGTACGAGGTGCTGCTTCACCAAGAACATTTGCTAGTTTAGCCTTAAGCTCATCATATGTCTTATAGTTAGCAGGATCTACGAACTCTGAAATAGGATGCATCTGATCATAGACAGCTTCTAGCTTTGTTTCATCACCATCATATAGAGCTGCTGGTGAACGGAACTCTGATTTATCATAGTTACGATATCCCTCAACTTGACGAATCTTAAGTACAAAATCTGCACCTTCCCAGAAATCAAATGGATTTACTGGTTTTTCATCAGGGAATTGAGGTTGCATCAAGTCCATGATTTTATCAAAGATCTTTTTGCCGAACTGATACATCATGACTTTGCCTTCATTCTCAGGTGCAGCCGGATCAGATACGACTAATGCATTGACTACATAGTGTAGACGACGCTTACGCTCACGTGCAATTTCCTTATCTGATTCAATACCAGAATTCCATAGACGTGAATTCATTTCACCTACAGGATCTTGTTGACCAATAGATGACAATGACTTTTCGATATACCATTGACCTGTTGGGCCTTTAAAGCCATGATCCCAATAACGAACCCATGGAATATCTTGACCTTCTTGTGGGGGTAAAAAACGTAGAACAGCATAGCCATTACCTGCCTTATCAACTGTTGGCTTCCACATACGTGGATCACCTGTACGTTGCTGCTGTTGACCACCGCCTGTCTCTTGTGCGGCTTGTACGAGTTTGCTGAAGTCTGTACGATTACGTTTTAGATTTGCGAAAGACATTGTATATTTTCCTTATGTTGCAATGTATTACTGAAGTATTTTACTATATTTTATTCTATAGGTAAACTGTTTTGTCGAGGCAAAAAGTTTAATTTTTGTGCTTCTGCCTCCAACTTGTTTTTAATGATCGGAGAGATGAACTTACGAACATCCTCCAGATCAACATTATGTATATCACATAGATGGATAACTGCGTCCATATATGATGATTTATGAGACCTTACGGTCTGTTCAACTAGTTTTGCGAACTCGCTTTTTGTTAGAAACTGCTTGTCTTGCTCGGGCATAATCCTCTGCTGCCATTTCGTTTGTGTATTCACATCCCATGTCTGCATAATAAACTCCTGGTGTTCGCTTAGGCGTACCATCTGCATAGTATGCCATAGCTACACATCTCATTTTAGAACTGTTCTGACGCTCTGGTCCATAACGTGAATCACGATATATTCCATCCTGTAGATAGCGCTGTAGATTTGTGATATATGTTTCAGTTTCCCAGTACTGCTTACGTGCAGCTGGATCTTTACTATCCTTAGCTCCTTTCAGAGCTTGAAGTAAAAGCTTTTGCTCTTTGAGCCATTGCTTTACTTTTGTTGGATGTAGTGGATGATCATCTGCAAGATCACGAATTGATTCATGAACAGACAGATTTTTGGAAGGACCTCGTGCAGCACGGGCCTTTGCCATACGTTCAACTAAAGCTGCTTTTTGTTCTTCAGACATAGTACGCTTTTTGCGCTTTTTAATTGGCTTGACCTTTGAAGTCTTTGCAAGTTCAGCACGTATTTTTTGACGTTTAGTAGCCATGATTCCTCCATCATATTATAATACTATTCTACCACATTCCGAATGGAATGTACACAAAAAAGTTTTCAACAGAATCAATTATTTGTCGTCAATAGGCAAAAGCTCGATCTCTCCATTTTCATCGTGCTTCCATTTGACTAATTTATTTTCAACTAGAAAGAGAATCGTGTTCTCGATCACATCATCTTTCTTGATATCGCTAAATGCTTTTCCAGCCATAAAAGCCGTAAAGCTAGCTCCTAATAGGATTGCCCAATCTATAATGATAGGATCTATGAACATACAATTCTCCTCTTATGTTTAGTTATTTATATCAGCTAAATGAGATAACACTATCCACGCGGAATGAACGCCATTCGCCTTTATTCACATCAATCACACGAATAGCTATGTCTGAATAACCATTAGTTTTTGGATCAGTATTGTTATCATAAGTAAATGAAGGAATTACTTCCTCACGAAGAGTGCAAATCATATCTCGTTCCTCACCATTTACCTTTTTAAAAATTACACGGCAATCACGCTCACGCAATTGTTTAATCATTTCATCACGATTCATTATATTTCCTTTCAATCAGTGTATTGTGAAGGGACAGCAGAAGCGTCCCAAACATA